TGAAAGAAATTCTCGCCGTCGGTAGCGCCTTTGTTGCCTTTTTGGTCTGGCTTATCCGTCTGGAGGCTAAGGCTTTGGGCAACGAAAAAGAAATCAAGCGGCTGTGGCAGCAGCGCAAGGAAGACCTTGAGCAAACCCAGACTGCACGGGACGAGACGAACAAGATGTTGGCCGAAATGCGAACTGACATTAAGATGATTCTGCAGAACTTCGCGTCCATGAAAAAGGACAAAGAGAAATGAACCGTGGTATGATGAGCAAGCAGATAATGGAGGTTCCCATGAAGAAGAAGTCCAAGGGTTACATGGCTGGCGGCAAGGTGAAGGCTGGCGGCAAGAAGCGCAACTACGCCAAGGGCGGCAAGGTTGACCAGATGCAGTGCAGCCCGCGCAAACAAATGGCGATGAAGGGTCAGGACTGATGTCCAAGAAGAAGGGCAACAAGATCTGCGCCAAGGGGAAGGCGTGGGCAAAGCGCACCTTCGACACGTACCCCAGCGCGTATGCCAACATGGCGGCCAGCAAGTATTGCAAGGATCCGAACTACGCCAAGAAGGCGAAGGGCAAGAAGAACGGCAAGGCTAAAGGCGGATTGGTGCGGGTGTTCTGATGGGCGAGCTCAAGAAATGGCGAGAGCAGGATTGGGTTCGCATTGATTCCAGTGGCAACATTGCCGGTGAATGCGGGACATCCAAGGACAAGAAAAACCCTGACCGCTGCCTGCCGCGCAGCAAGGCCAAGTCTTTGAGCAAGTCCGAGCGCAAAGCAACGGCACGTAAAAAGAAAAAAGCTGGCGCCAAAGGCAAGACTGTTGTCTCGAACACCAAGAAGGCCAAGGTCAAAAAGGCGTCAGGCGGAATGGTACGAGTCTTTTGATCGAAGAGTGGATCAAGGATCTCGCAGAGGTGGACCCGGATCTGGGTCTGCCTCTTTGTCCTTTTGCAAAGCCTGCTTACGACCAAGGCCGAGTGCGTATCGTTCATTCCAATGGCAATCTTTGGCCCACGGTCCTAGCTGCGGTCTCCTCGTTGCAGGATGACACGGACGTGGTTGTTGTGGTGGACGATCTGTTTGAGCAGAGCTACGAGACCCTTGAAGCAACAACCGACGCGCTGAATGATTTCTTCACGGCCTCCGGCCTTGATTGCTGGGCGCTCTCGCATTTAAGCGAATCTGCTGTTATATTCGTGCAAAGGCTCACGGACCTCGACAATTCTGCTGCAAAGCTGGAAAAACTTGGTTACTATGAGCAGTACGATCATTGCGACTACCACAGGTTGGTCGTGGAACGCAGGCAAAGGAGATACAACCATGCCCGGTACCAAGAAGATGATGCGCGGCGGTAAGGTCAAGATGATGCGCGGTGGCGCTGTCAGAGGCAAAAAGTAATGGCCGACAAGAAGAAAAAAGACTTTCCCGACCTGAACAAGGATGGGAAGGTTACCAAGGCCGACGTCTTGAAGGGGCGTGGGGTCAAGGGTTTCAAGAACGGCGGTTGCGTCATGGCCGGCCGAGGCGTTCGAGACACAAAGAGGGTGTAACCCATGGCCACGTCAGGTTCGCGAGACTTCAACATCGACGTCGGTGAAATCATCGAGGAGGCGTACGAACGGTGCGGCCTCGAAGTCCGCACGGGCTATGGTGCGAAGACGGCACGTCGGTCTCTGAACCTGATGTTTGCCGAGTGGGCGAACCGGGGCCTGAACCTGTGGACGGTCGAGCAAGCGACGCTGACTCTGACCCAAGGGCAGGCGCAGGAAACACTGGGCGCCGACGTGGTCGACATCCTTGAGATGGCGCTGCGCCGGGATGGCACCGACTACGAGATGGAGCGAATCAGCCGGGGCGACTACCTCGACTTTCCGAACAAGGACAGTCAGGGCCGCCCGTCGCAGTTCTACTTCGATCGCGGGATTCAGCCCGTCATTAACCTCTGGCAGACGCCCGAGAACTCGACTGACCAGCTGGTGTACTACTATGTGCGTCGCATTGAGGATGCCGACGCATTGACCAACACGACGGCAGTTCCGTTTCGGTTCTACCCCTGCATGGTGGCCGGGCTGGCCTACTACCTGTCGATGAAGAAGACGCCCGAGCGGGCCCAGCTGCTCAAGGCTGTGTATGAAGAAGAATTTCAACGCGCGGCCGAGGAAGACGAGGATCGAGTCAGCCTGTTTCTGACGCCGGACCGGAGGCGCTGATGGCCTTCGCATCGGACAAGAACGCATACGGGATTTCGGACCGGTCTGGGTTTCGCTACCGCTTGAAGGACATGCGCCGGGAGTGGACCGGCGCGCTGGTGGGTCCGGACGAGTATGAGCCGAAGCACCCGCAACTTGAGCCGCCAAAGGTCGGTCCCGATCCTCAGGCCTTGCGCAACCCCCGCCCGGACCGTAAAGAGCCCTTCAAGGTCTATGTGGGTGTGCCGACCGTCATGGCCCCGCAATTGGAACGCCCCCGCGCCGTAGCGCGCGTCGGCACTGTGGAGGTAAGTGCAGACCTATGCGCCAGACGTGACCGCCACGGGCACACCGCGATACTACGCCCAGTTCGACAACGACTACTTTCTGATCGGCCCCACACCGGACGCCGACTACACGGCCCAGCTGCAGTACCTTTACCGCCCGGCCAGTTTGACGGCCGGCGGGGACGACGACACCACATGGCTCAGCGAGAACGCAGAGTTGGCTTTGCTGTACGGCACTTTGGTGGAGGCCAACACCTTCATCAAAGGGGACCCGGACATGACACAGCTCTACTCGGCCCGCGCCAACGAGGCGTTGATGGGGCTCAAACTTCTGGGCGAAGCGAAACAGACCACCGACGAGTATCGCACCGGTGAAGTGATCAGGAGTAAAGGATGATTGAAGGTTCCATTGGTATAGCACCCGGTTTCAAGGTCGACGTACGCACCACCAACAACCGTGGTTTCACGCCCGACGAGTTGGCGCAGCAGTGCGCCGACAAGATCATCTCTGTCTCCGACACTGCGCCAGAACCTGTACGCGCACAGGCCCAAGCATTCCGGTCGCAGGTTGAGCAGCTGGTCGCCTTGTACCTACAGAAAGCGGTTCAAAGCGACCGCACAACAGTGTACAATGCCTTGAATGATGCCGGTCACCCGGAACTGGCAGAAGCACTGAAAGGATTCTGACATGGCCTTCTCCGGCAATGCGATGTGCACCTCGTTCAAGCAGGAGATCCTGCAGGGTGTTCATGACTTTACCGCCTCCACTGGCAGCACATTCAAGCTGGCTTTGTATGACAACACTGCTACGCTGGACGCGACGACCACCGCGTACACCACCACCGGCGAGGTTGCGGACAGTGGCTCGTACTCCGCCGGCGGCGGCTCGCTGACCAACGTTACGCCGACCACGAGCGGTACGACCGCGTTCACCGATTTCGACGACATCACGTTCACCTCGGCGACCATCACCGCCCGCGGCGCCCTGATCTACAACGACAGTGCGGCGGGAGATCCGGCCGTAGTCGTCCTTGATTTCGGTGAGGACAAAACCTCCACCAATGGGGATTTTCAAGTGATTTTCCCAACCGCGGACGCTTCGTCGGCCATCATCCGCATCGCCTAGCACAGCACTGAGGAGGCCGGAAAATGGCAAACCTCGGAGGCTGGGGACGCGGCACATGGTCGTCTGGGACGTGGGGAACACCACTCCCTGTTGAGGTTTCTGGCCTTGAGGCCTCCACCGGCGTGGGCTCGGTTACTATCTCGGCCGACGCCTCCCTTACTGTATCCGGCCTTGAGGTTTCCACGGCCGTTGGCTTGGTGGAGGTGGCGGCCAACGCTTCCACTACCATCACCGGTTTTGATCTTTCCGCTTCAATAAACTCGGTGGCCGTTGCGGAGGGTGTCGACGTCGACCTTACGGGACAGGGGGCTTCCACAGCCGTGGGCTCGCTTACGGTCTTGGCCGACGCCTCTACTACCATCACCGGTTTTGGGGTTTCGGCCAACCTCGGTTCGGTTGCTGTTACGGCCGGGGCGGGGGTTCTGGTCGTGGGTGTGCAAAACCAAGGTGTAGTAGATCGCGTCTTCGTTTGGGGTGATCTCGCCCCTGCCACGGCTGCAGACTGGGCCGCCGTAGACCCGGAAGCTTCTCCAAACTGGACTGCTGTAGATCCGGAGACCTCTCCGGACTGGACGACCGTCGCCGCCTAGTGTATCTTCCCTTCAAACTCATCAAGGTGTTCAAAGATGCCCAGCTCCTACAGCTCAAACCTCCTACTGGAACTCATGGCCGACGGCGAAAACGAAGGCCTGTGGGGAGAGATTACCAACACCAACCTTGAGATCTTGGGCCGCGCTGTAAGCGGGGTTACGACTGTGACTCTGTCTGGCACCACCCACACCCTGACGGTTTCACAGGGGGCCTTGTCCGAGGGCCACTATTCGGTCTTGGAGCTGGGCGGGTCCCCCACAGGCACTGTGACGGTCACCATCGACCCAAACACGGTTGCGCGGATATACGTGGTTAAGAACAGCTCCGGAGAAGATGCGATCTTCACACAGGGTTCCGGCGGGGACGTCACTGTGGCAAACGGCGAAACCAAGATCCTTTACAGTGACGGCGCGGGGGCGTCGGCGGCTGTCACCCTTGTCACCAACGCCTTTACCGATGCAGAACAGTCCAAGGTTGCGGCTCTGAACCAAGGCGTTGCCACCACGGACAGCCCTGACTTTGCTGGCCTCACCGTAGACACCAACACCCTCTACGTGGACAGCGCGAATAACCGGGTAGGTATTGGGACGAGTTCGCCGGGAGGCGCTCTGCATGTTGCTGGAGGAATTACTCGCCTGTCCAACACAACGACAAACTGGCTGGACATCGACTCAAGCAGTGGTTCGGGGAATGACGTGAAGGTTCAGACCCGTTTCAACTCCTTGGTATTTGACGCCCCTACAGGCGCTGGCGCTCCTTCTATTCGGTTCCAGACTGGTTCTGCCGAAGCCATGCGCATCGACAGCAGCGGTAATGTGGGTATTGGGACGACTTCGCCTGACCATAAGTTACACGTCCAAGGGTCAAACGCAGGCGGCGATTTTAAAGCTCTTGAACTTTGGAACAGCACGACAAACACGGCAGGTAGCAAAACGTCGCTCAATATGCCCGTCTTTAATGGGGCCGCCGGTTTGAAGATATCCCAGCTTAGCTCGGGATCAGACTCTTACAATGCGGTTATTTCTACTGGGCAAAGTGGTTCTAGCCTGATCTTTGAATCGGGGGCTAGATCAGAAGCCATGCGCATCGACAGCAGTGGTAATGTGGGTATTGGAACGAGTTCGCCTAGTGCAACACTTGACGTAAATGGTTCGCTGTCCAAAAACAGTGGCTCGTTTAAGATTGACCACCCGGTTAAGCCTGACACTCACCACCTTGTTCACAGTTTTGTCGAAGGCCCGCAGGCTGACAACCTATATCGCGGTAAGGCTACGCTTGTTGATGGCGTTGCAACAGTAAATCTGGATGAAGCGGGCCGCATGACCGAAGGTACCTTTGTTGCCCTAAACGGCAATGTGCAGTGCTGGACTACGAACGAAGATGGTTGGACACAGGTGCGCGGTAAGGTCGATGGCAATATCCTAACGATTGAAGCCCAAGACCCCACCTGCACGGATGAAGTTTCTTGGCTTGTTATCGGTGAGCGTCATGACCAGCACATGGTTGAAACCGAATGGACCGACGAAAATGGCCGGGTAATTACGGAACCCGTTAAGGAGAACACCCAATGACCACCACTATCAACTGGACCCTCAGCGCAGACGTGCTGGCCGAATACACCGCCGAGAATGGCACGCAGTTTCAACAGGTGCTTGAGACTGTCCACTGGCGTGTGACCGCTACAGACGACGCCACAGATGCCAGCACCACAATCTACGGCTCACAGTCTATTCCCAAGCCGACTGATGCCAGCACCTTTATCGACCTGTCTGTGCTTCTGGATATGACGGAAGAAGAAAAACGCACGACT